CTCCAATCTTGTTCGAGTCCAGCTATAACAGTGATAGGGCACTCTGTTCTGCCCGTAATCCTCAACGGTGGCTTCGCGGACGGCGCCTAGCAGTTCCAGCCAACGATGGGCCACATGATGGTTGTCATGGCTCCAGCATTCCGCTCTCACGCATCCCGCGCTCATCAGGATTGGCATTACCGTCCTGTTGATGTGGCGGGTTACGCTGAGTGCCACTTTCGGCCACCTGTCCGTTGCGAACATCCAGACGCTGGCCACCCGTGGCCTGACTTCCGATGCTCCCCAGGTAGCGACAGGGACCGCCCCACAACGCGCAACAAACTTCAAGCCGTTTCCAGCTACAGTTGCCACTGCCAGCGTTTCCGGCGTCCTTGCATTCGTCACGGGCCATATTTCTTCCGCATCCAGTTCACGCATATTCCGCGCAATCTCAACAACATCAGGATAGCGGGCATCGATAATATTAACCGAACTCATTATAATCACTGATTATAACGGGCTGGCCCCCAGGCTGGCGCCCTGTTTGTGCCATCATGGCGTAATCACTTGCATCGCCGTCGCGTAATCCTATAGCCGCATAGCGCATGGCGTCGGCAGAATGGGAACTCGAATCGTGGTTGGGTTTTTCCCGCCACGTCTGGTTTTTATCATTCCACTGCCTGTGGTAATGCCGCAAATACTTCAGCCCCAACGCGCAGTTTTGGCGGTCAAAATGAAGGGTAGGGAGCAAGGCCCTTACCGCTTCGATCCCGTCTTGAAGAGATAACTTGGCGACAATGGTCGGGCGTACCCCAAGGCCCTGGAGCATTTCGTAACGACTGCTGCCACTGCCCAACTCACGCACAAGCACATCATGAGGAAAATAATGATCACCATAGACATAAGGTTGAGCGCGAAGGTGGCCAATGTAGTGATGCAATCCTTCGCCGCTGCTTTCATAATAATCAATAATCCTGTGTCCAACTTCCCCGCGTATGGACTGCCCGAACCATATGGCCGTACTGTCCCGCATTCCCAGATCAAAAGCGGTCCAGACGGGCGCGTTCGGCTCCCAGGGAACCGATCCGATCTGGCTCTGCAATTCCATTCTGTCCAGTGTCTTGGCGTAGTAGGCGCCCACAAGGGCTGCTGACCAGGAACATTCAAATTCCTGTTCAAACTGGCTCTCATCCATCGTATCCCGTGCGGCCTTCAGTTCTTTCTCAGGAATAATCTCTGTCTGGCTGGCAGGGAAGCGCATGGCAAACCACTCGTTATCGCCGTCTTCCATATTGCGAATGGCCGTATCGTAGATCGTTCTAAATTGGTTGTCGCCTCTGGGTGTCCCGATCCACAAACATTTGCCGGTGCCAAAATCAGAAAGCGCGGGTCTTACAATCTCAGGAAACAGCCGCGCATTCATGTCCGCATATTCATCCAATACGGCAGCATCAAGGCGTAACCCCCTAAGAGCATCGGGATTTTCCGATCCCAGCAGCCATATCCGCTTGCCGTCAGGCAGATCGCATCTTAGTTCGGCCTCGTTAAACTTAACCCCTGGTATAACCCCCGCATATTCCCGCAACATAATCCAGGCTATCCGCTTTGCCGCCGAATATGTGGGCGCCACATAAGCCCCCTGGGCGTTCTTGCGGTCACAGGTAAGGATTTCACGCAATAACCAGTTGATGGCCATCACCGTCTTGCCAAAACGCCTGTGACACACCGCCACGTTGAACCGTCGGCATTGTTCATGAAACGTCTGCTGCAACGGCCTGGGCGTATAGGGGATGATTACTCTATTCGGCTGCGCCACTTGACCCACCATTAGGCAAGTAAACCTCTACATAACTTTTACATTCGGGGCATGACAGATTAGTGACTATCATAAAATCTTCGTTGTCCTCATCATCGTGATCCCCTCCCCAAATCAATGGGGTTTGGCAATGCCAGCAATTCATGCGTCACCTTGCAAAAACATCAGTAAGCACACTCTCCAGCCATCATGACTGGAAACCCTGTGCCGGTTCTCTGCCTGTGTATCCCACATCCATAACTCCCCAGGCTTCTGGTCCGGCACAAAATCATGAAACTGTAAAATCCCCCCCACCGCATCGGCAGGGCGCTCTGTCAGCAAAACGGATACCGACACCGCGCACCACGGCATATGCGGCCCGTTATCCAAATGCCAGTCATGGCCTTCCTTGCGGCACTCCACCCTGACATACGAAGGCTCCCGATGCGTGATATCAAACCTCGCAAGCACGGCATCAATAACCGGCTCCACAAGCGGGTCATCAAACCCCCTATACCCAACCTCTTTCGCCAGCAAAGCGCACTGTGTGGCGTCCAGAACGTCAGGGACAACAACTCTAGCCAATCAGCTTGCCATTAAGATACCGCCCACCAACGGACCTCTGAGCCTCTCTCTGAACCTCTGGGGCCGGTTCCTGAACAAAAGCCTCATTAACATCAGGCGTTTTAGGATCATCAGCCATAAACGTCCCGTCATCCTTCTTGGCCCTGGCCCTACGCCTTGCCGGTTCCTTCTTGGTCGATACCTTCTTCGCTGGTGCTTTAGCCATATCAAACTCTCCCGTAAAATTGCGATGGCCCCTCATGCCAGGGACAAAACAGATACCAGCAACAATTATCCTTGCCAGTATGCGGACTGTCTGCAATCCACCTCAGACGCCCTATAGACACCACAGACGCACACAACCGCATATACCCAGCCGATTGCCTGGTATGTGCCCAATCCGCGTCTATGAGCAACCACGCCTGTCGCTGCAAATACATCAAATGGTCAATAATGCTGTGTAAATCCGGCCTGTTCCAAGGCGGGTTGGTAATAAATATATCCGCATCCACATCAAGCAAACGTCGGCAGTCAACCCCCGCCCTTACCTTCGGATGATACCCGTGATCCTCAATATCACTGGCACCCGCACAAACATGGCCAAACCTCTCCAAATGATCGATTAACTGGCCATCGCCAGCGCAAGGCTCATAAAACCTTGTGCCAATCATCAAATGATCAAGAAGCGGTAAAACCCCCGCTTCCGGCGTAGGATAAAAGTCCTTAACCCGCCGATCAAAAACACTGCGCTTTCCCACAATGTTTCTCCAACTGTAGTGAGATACGGGTTGTGGTCCCATCCAACTGTCTGCGCGTCGGGCGCCAGCGGGGCACCCCTGGTCAATGACCCCCTGCCGTCAAAAATCAAGAGTAAACCAATAATTATTGACAACGGCGACGATAGCCAAGGATTGCCGGACCTTTTGACTTTTATAGATTGAATGATTCCAATCAATCGATGCTATTGATTGCGATAGACCAGGGCTTTCAAATGCAGCGACGTTCGCGCTTGCGAAAAGAGTGATACATGGTGGCGAACTATCCATTCCCAACATCCCAAAATAATTTATCTTTTTTCGCTCTTAATGTTTGACACCATTTATATATGTATATACAACAGTATTCATAGGGCGATTGTGCCCACTAGAAATAAGGAAACAAAACAATGTTAGATTTAATAATCGGAATTTCCCTTGTTGTTGGTCCCGTCTTATTTCCCTGGCTATTAATCAAGGCCTTGGAAATTGTTACCGATGCGACGGTGTAACAATGGAAAACAGAATAAACACAGCAAGCGACATTCTCTATCGTTGGGCTTGCGATCTTATCCCAACCAATGACGCCAAGGAACAATGTAAGCGCCTTGCAGGTTTCGACGTTGATTTTCGTCAACCTGATATTGGCGCTTATGTTCATGCTTTTGATATTGCTTCCGGCAATTTCGTCGAAATTCACTTTTAAGAGGGAAACCGAACAATGGATATTTTTATCACAATTTACCTAGTCTTTTTATTCCTGGCCATTTGGGGCGCTTTCGGCGCTGTCATTTACTTTGGAATAAAGGCGTCGCTGTCATGAACAAATACAAACTCAAAACATATTGCTTAAACATCACACCACACCGCGAAACGTGTGAAACTGTTTACGCTAAAACCGCCGTTGATGCCATTCGCACTGTTCCATTCTGGAAGGGCGCCATTGGATTTGTTGTTGATATAGAAACTAATGGTGAAATTAAAGCACATACACAAGACGGCAACGGTTGCAATGGGGCTTATGCTGAAATCATAAATTGATTATATCGCAAGGCGCGTCGTTTCGGCGCGTCTAACGATGTAATTAGCATCAACCAAGGGCAATTGTGCCCGCCTAAAAAAGGAAAATATAATGTATTTCTATTTAAACCCGAAATCCGCAAACAAAAAGACCGGCAAAATGCCTGTTTCCACAAGTGATCGTAACACTTGTCCCGATTCTTGCCCTTTCAAGAACAATGGATGCTATGCGGAAGGTTACCCGTTAAAAGGGCGTTGGGATGAAGTAACAGACGGCAAACGTGGCGGGTTGTTTTCCGATTTCGTTAACCAGGTTTCCGCATTGCCCGCCAATATCCTATGGCGCCACAATCAAGCGGGCGATTTACCAGGCGACGGTAAAAATATAGATCGTGGCGGGCTTTTAGCACTTGCTGGCGCGAACGCCGGAAAGCGTGGGTTTACGTTTTCCCATTACGACGTAGAAACAAACAAACATAATCGCGCCGCTATTGCTACGGCGAACGCCAAAGGCTTTACAATTAATTTATCTGCTAACAATTTAGATCATGCGGACAAATTAACGGACCTGGACATTGGTCCCGTCGCGACGGTTTTACCTATCGAATACGAGCGCCAAAGCAAAAAGGGCGTTTGGCAAGAAACGATGCATGAATATCGCGAACGCCTTAAAACATTGCCGGAAACGACGCCTGATAAAAACAAATTTGCCGTATGTCCGGCGACGTATCGTGACGACGTAACTTGTAAAACGTGCGGACTATGTCAAAAGCAATCGCGCAAAGTTATTGTGGGCTTTCCAGCACATGGTAACAGCAAGAAAAAAGCAAGCGCCGTCGCTTCATAAACGCGCTCACATTGCGATTGATCGCCATTGGCGGGATTCCCCAGGGATTGCCCGCTTTTGGTGTTAGTAGGGCAATGGTGCCCATGTGAGAGGATACGAAATGAAAATTATAGAAATACAGCCTGAAACAATAGAAGCATTCCGGCGCCAATGGCCATGTAGCGGATTGCATGACGTTAATCACATTGTCGCAGCATTTGCAGAAAATGGCGATTTAGTAGACTATGATTGTTGCGACGAATTAAGCAATCCCATAACTAACACCTGGGAAGAGTCCGGCGCTTTACCGGCGTTATTAGACGACGCAAAACAAAACGCCGAAATTATACCAATGCCCGCCGGAACAATAGGCCCAATTTGGAAATATTAAATTATGACACCCGATGAATTAAAAAGCATTCGCTATGCCTTGGGCCTAACGGTTCGGGGCTTGGCCGATGCATTGTCAGAACCTGGGCATAAACCCGTAAACCCGCGAACGGTTAGACGTTGGGAAACCGGCGAACAAGATATACAAAGCCCCGTTGCCGTCGCTTTGCGTTTACTTTTGCGCGAAAAAAAGCGCGAAAATTGAATAAATTTGGACTAGTGGGCTAATCGCGGATCACTAGTTCCTTTTTCCTGGGTTGCGTTTTCGCCAGCGTTTGGCGTTTCGTTTTCCCAGCCGATTATCATAGGTCCGCTATGTGTAACTTCGCTTTTCTGAATTGGTTGAAAATCTTTAAGCAATTTTTCCGCTTCCCAGCGACTATGTGCCAAGCATTCTTTTGCCCGCAAAATGTCGTCACGGCTAATCGCCGACTCAAGCGCCAGCTTATCCGTTTCCAGGCGGGCAAGTATGCCGTCGCGCCTTGCCTCGTTGACCATTGCCCGCAATTCGGGGTCTTGACGTTTCCATATGCGGACGTTCGTCGGATGTACATCCAGTTCCGCACACAACTCGTTTTCATACCGCCCAGCCTCAAGCCCAAGCAGCAATTTATCGATTAATTTTTGATTACGTTTCGTTGGACGGCCCATCGCCTACACCTCAAAAGGAAAGTGGCTGGTTTTTACGCCAGCCACCTTAAAGACCAAAACAAAGGCATTGGCGGGACAATCCCACCATATTTAATTTAGCCTAATCGGAGTCGCTTTGTAAACTAGGGCATTTCATTGATAATTACATTTTATAGTAGTTTTTTAGCCCTTCTAGCACTAAACGTAGTGTTTCAACGGTTGCTTTTCCTGTTTTCCAGGTACTAATCGGGTTGGAATTTCCGATTGAATGCTCTGCCAGCGACGCCAGCGGATAGCCTAAATGCTTAAGGGCTAATCGCACCTCGCGCTTGGCCCTGGTCACCACTTCCAGCATTTCAATGTTTTGCGTCGCCGGTATGTGGCCAAAGCGCACCGTGGCATACACCTCAACCAGCATAGCCTTGCGGAACACTTCGGCAAATCGCTGGCCAGCTTGGTATTGAGAGCCGTCAATCAAGTCCCGCCGACGCAAGGTTTCAATGGGATCGATAGTGGTATTGCGGGCACGTTTCATGCCAGCAATCATCGTTTCCTCAAGGATATAATCGCCGTGACTTTTGGCTTCCGGCGTCCCTAAATCGCTGTGTGGCGCCTTCAGCTTTTTCTTACGCCGGACCATCAAAACGGAATATCGTCACCAAGGTCATCGTCAATGTTGTCTGGCTTGTCATCAGGTAAAGGGCTAACCGTCGCGTCCTTTGTGACCTTCCAAGCCTTCACATCCGTGTACCATCGCCCGTTGTACTCGCGGCTTTCGAGGTCAATGCCAACGTCAACAACGTGCCCTGCCTTGATAGCAAACTCGTCAATTTTGTCGTTCCAGGCCATGAAACAAACCTTCTTCGGATATTGGCCGTCGGTTTCCAGAACGTACTCTTGCTTTCGCCACGGCCCTTTAGCTGATTCGCCAGACTGTTCGTCAATCACCTGGATGATTTTCCCTTGCAAATTCATGTTGTTAGCCCTTTCTTGACATTATCTTTCGTTGTTTTGATGCTTCCGCACGACGCGCAGATCGGTTGTTTATTTCCATCGCTCCTTCAAAATCTTCGTCTAAATCATTAAGCCCTTGATTGTTTGGAAGTAACCTCTTGCTATGGGTGTTTCGCGAAAAATCAGGTGTACGTGTATGCGTTGATCGCAATTTTTTACCCATTAACCTTTCCTAATCGCCTGATTAATAACGGATTGCGTTCTGTCCGGCGTCAGCTTCTTTTCCAACGCCGCCTTGATTTTGGCGCGATTATTACGCCAATCGATTTCCTCTTTCAGTTCATGCCAGGATGGCCACCACATGGACTGATCCGGCCACTTGCTGAGAACCTCATGCACGATGTCGGCAGGGTATTGCTCCAGGCGCGAACCGTAAGCCTCAACGGCCAGATCCAGCGTGATCTGATCGTCCTTCTTGCGCTTGGTCAGGCTGAATACTTCGGCAATCAGCATTCCCAACGCCTTGGCTGGCATCGGCTGGCTGGCGGCATCGATAGCTGCAATGGCCGCATTGATGTCATCAACGGGGCAGGGGCCGTCGATGGTGTAAGCGACCACGTTAAAATCCCTGTCAACCACTGCGTCTAGCGACGAAACCACTGACTGCGGCAGCGATGCTTGCAGATTGTGTTCCGTTTCCACTACGGATCGGGATTGCTGGCGTTGGATTAATTGCTGTTGTGTCATCAGACCATCGCTCCTGGTTCAACCATGTTGACGGGTAGGGAATATAATTTTTGTCCTGACCGATAGCCGCTTCGATAAATCGATCACGGCCCTGGCAGAGGGTTTCAAAATCAGTTTTTTTGAGGGCGGTTTTGAACGCTTTTCGGGCGCCACCTTTGCCGACTTTTCGCGGCCAGGGTTCATACCAAACCTCGAACAAATCGTCAGATTTGGGCGATATAGTTACGTTAGTAACTATACTAGGTGTAGGTGTAGGTATAGGGGCATTGCGTTCGCATACCTGTTTTTCCTTTTGCCACCGTGACTTAGCGGAAACGCTATTCTTTTTCGCTTTTTTCTTCACATACTCATATTCTTCTTTAAGACGCTTTTGTGTGATGTGATTTCCTGTCGTTGTGAAGAACTCATCCAGCAGATTTTTGACCAGGTTTTCCATCTGATCATCGGTGGCCCGAAGGCGCCTTTTTACCCACTCCAAATCGTTCGGAATTTTGCAGTCTGGCGACCGCCAGATCGTCATCAAAAGCATCAAATACAGACCATGCTCCTCATGCGTCAGGTGCAACGTGTCGGCCATGTAGGCGTCGGTCCAAAGGGGTAGGTGAGGAAATTTAGCCATCGTTTAATTCCTCCTGGGGCACAAAGTAGGCTGGGCGCCCGCCCACAGGGTCTTTCCACCACTTGTCCTGTTTGGCGTCGGCCCCTTTAATCCAGCCTTTAATTTCATATTGGCCATGCATCCCCACTAACAGATAAAACAATCGGTCATCTGCATCGTATGGATGGACAATTAAACTGCCGTTTTTATGGCTGGTTGCGCGACAATCCACGTCGCCAACATCAGGGATTTCCCTGTTCGTATGGTCTGCAAGAAACACGTTTAAATGTTTCGCCAGCGCCATTTCACTGATGGCCCCTTCAATTGACCGCTCCCAGGTGCCTGTTGGGGGTGTATTGCGGAGTTCCGAACGCTTCGCTTTATTCCTTCTAAGCAACCGCATTACGCCGATCATGGCGCCCTGGAAGACTTCCGCATATGACAATTCGACTTTAGCCATCTAATTAGCGCACTCGTCATCGGGAACTTCGCCCAGTGACTGCCAGCAATACGGGCAGGGGACTTCATAAGGTCCATTCCAGTTAACCCGTTCGATGTATCCTTCGCCTTGGCAATCAGGGCAGGTCATCGCTGCCATCCCGTTTGTTGTTCCGCACCAAACTCAACTTCACTTTTCTTGACGCAAGCAGGGCAGATGTCCCAGGCGCCTTCAATGACGGTTGAGCGCACTTCTTTTTGTTCCACGCCGTAAGCCATCACCCTCACAATTCGGTCCACTGTCCGCTGATTACGCCAGATCATGTGTTCATCACGGCATCTTTCACATTCAAAATATCGCATTAGTAAACCTCTTGAATCTTGACGCCTGGAAACAAGGCTTCCACCAGCTTTTTTTTGAGCCGATAAACGGGCGTTTTAACGCCTTTCACATCCTCAACGATGCTTTCTCTCGCAGTGAAATACCTAAAGTCCGCTTTGTATGTGCAAATTTTTTTGCCATCGATCCGGCACTCAAATGCGGGCTGTAATTCCAAATGTGAGATTTCGCCAGCGCGTTCCAGCAAAACAAGTTCCATGTACCGTGCAGCCTCGCGCTTACTGTGGAACACGATGCCATCGACCTCCGTTTTGACGGCTTTGTATTTGCTCCTAAAGGCCATCTTTATTTTCCGGCATATGATCTTCCAGGTTAACGACATTGCCCCTCAGTGGGCCAAATTGGGCATCCAGGGCACGTTCAATAATCATGGTCATGGTCATACCCCTGCGCTCCGACTCTTCCCGTAAGATGTCCATCAGGTCCGCTCGCAACCGAATATAAAAAGGGGTCTTGGTTTTCATGCGTCAAACTTTTTTTATTTAAAACTTGACACTCTTATAGCACACCAGTATATACCCGTATAGGCATTATGTTTTGATGACATTGGGTTGTCAGAACATTTACAGAGGAGAATATACTAATGACAAACGCAATTACGATTGAGCAGACTTGGAAACTGAACCCAGGTAAAGATGATTGGGATCATCTTGGTTATAAGACGATCACCGTCCACACCTTATATCTGTCGCGAGTGAGGGTGCGGCCAGATCACATGGCTGACCATCGGCGTATGCGGTGGGTAACTGTAGCCAAAATTTTCTTTAATTTGGGCAGAAAAGAATACCACTGGAAAAGTAAATCTTTGGCAGAGCGGTGGGAAATTATTCGCGGCATAGAAAAACGCTGGTTTCCGCAAGTATGGCCCCGTCCGAAAATTCATATTTACGAATATGCGGGCATTGCAACGTGCGATGGTGAATTGGACACATTCTTTGATTGGGATGATTTTCAAGAACTGCTGTCATACGACGTGTATTCGCCAGTGAAGTCCAAGACCACCAAGAAAAAAGCAGCGTAGGGGAGAATAATGATGGAAATGCAATACCCCATGTGTCTACTCGCCATTGACGGTGACTGTGCCGCTGGCGGTCATAGCGATACACCAGACTTTATACCGCTTGATGGATCGGATTTTCCGCTTG